TCTTAAGTCCAAAAGATGACACCATGGGCGGTCCTTCAAGAGAAGAAGCAGAGGCAATAGCACAAGCTTTCAAATCCAAATTTTCTGGAGCTAACAGAGGTGCACCAATGATTATGACAGGTGCAATGGATGTAGATGTAGTTTCATTCACACCAGAACAGTTGAATTTAAAAACATTAAGAAGATTACCAGAAGAAAGAGTTTCATCTGTTCTAGGTGTTCCAGCAATATTAGCTGGACTTGGAGCTGGTCTTGATGCAGCAACTTACAACAATACAAAAGAACTTAGAGAATTTTTCACAGAACAAAAAATGATTCCAATGTGGAGTGCAGTTGCAGCTGAACTTACACATCAATTGCTTCACACAGATTTTGAAGACAATAACTTTAACTTTGCTGCTGGATATGACCTAGATATGGTTAGAGCTCTACAAGGAGATAGAAGTGATTTAGTAAAGACAATGAACTCTGGTGTTCAAGGTGGATTTGTAACAATTGGTGAAGCAAGAAGAAGTCTAGGACTTGACTCTGACGATTCACATAATGTTTATCTCAGACCTTTGAATATGAATGCTGTTGCTGAAGGTGATACAGGTGTTGTACAAGAAATGCCGGGTGAAGAGAAAGCTTCATTGAATACTTCAAGATTTCAACCTGAAGTAAGAAGAACAAGAAGAGTCATAGGTAAAAGGCCTAAAAAGAAAAAGAAAGTTATTGTAGATTTAACAATGGAATTCAAAGCAGCTGAGCAATTAGTAAATTTTGATTATGATGAAAAAGCTCCTATTTCTGCAAAAGTCAAAAAGACTTTACAGAAAAAAGTTAGAGACCACAATGCTAAAAATCCTAAATACAGAGCTACATATAGAATGTTGGCTGCAGTATTTAGAAGAGGTGTTGGTGCTTATCGTGGAAACCCATCTTCAGTCAGAGGAAATGTAACAGGAGCAACCCAGTGGGGAATAGCCCGGGTAAATGCCTACTTAAAAGGTTTGAAAGGAAGATTCCCTAGAAAGCCATTTGATAGAGATTTACTTCCATCTGGTCATCCATTAAGTTCTAAAAAATCAGCAGATAAGAATACAGAAAAAGCTACTTCAGTGAAAGTTGGTGATGCAGTATCTTGGTCTATAAATAAAGACCCAGACCCACCATCAGTTGTTCACGGTATAGTTTCATCAGTAAATACAACTAAAAAAGAAGCAACCATGAGAGTTTGGGCAATCATGCCAAATGGTTCACATCAAAGAACAGATAGAGATGTTACTATGCCTTTTTCAAGATTAAGAAAAATTAAAGATTGGAGAAACTCGAAAGCTCCAAAAGATATTACTAATTTTCCCGGAAGTGGAGATAATCAAAAAATAACCTTATCAAATTCTAAATTTCCTCAGTTTCCAGATTTTGATTATGTAAAAGACTTAAAAGAAAACTACCCAAAGATATGGAGAAGAGCTGGTACAGGCGGCAATCCTCCAACATCTTTTACAGGTAATGACGCTTTTAGGAACTGGTCTAAGTATAAAGCTGGAGACAGAAGTGGTTCGGTTTTATCTTGGGTCAAACGCCGAGAGAGATTTATGAATCGTCATCAAGGTAACACAAGGTTGAATGGAGCTATTGCTGTTATGAAGTGGGGCGGTGTCACAAAGTCAGGAGTTTCTGCCATGAAAAAACTTGTCAATGAGCAGAAAAAGAAAGAGGATGCACGAAATAAAAAGGCTGCAGCCCTTATCAATCCTAAGGACAATTTGACAAGCTAAAATAAGTAATGATATACGAAAGGGTATATAGATAGCAATGAGTGAAAATAAAAGTAACAAATCTATAGAGTTTAAAACTGTAGATGATGAGAAGGGCTCTGTAGAGGCTGTCTTCTCTGTATATAACACATTAGATACTGATGGTGACGTTGTTATACCGGGTGCAATAAAATCAGGTTTCAAGAACAATCAAGTACCGATGGTATTTGCCCATAAGTGGGACCAGCCAATTGGAAAAGGCGTCATAGATACAGATGACGATAAAGCAACATTTAGAGGAAGTTTCTTTATGGAAACTGAGGCTGGTAAGGAGGCTTACAACTTAGCCAAAGAAATGGGAGACTTACAAGAATGGTCATTTGGTTTTAGAATCAATGATTATGAAGTTGCTCCATTTCAAAAAGATGGACAAGATGAAGTTGATGTTAGATACTTGAAAGACTTAGAAGTCTTTGAAGTTTCACCAGTTTTAGTTGGTGCTAACAGAGAAACTTATACACTAGCAATAAAGTCTGGTGAAGAAGCTGTTTATGAAAGCAATAATCTTGAAGAAGAAAAAGCTGCTTTAGCTCGAGATATGTTTGATAATCCGGGTGAAGCTATGAACAGGTCTAAAGAATTGTCTTGTGCAGTAGGAGTTCATACAGAAACAATGGATGGCAAAGAAGTATTTATGCCGTGTAAAACTCATGCTGAATATGAAGAAGCAATTAAAGATGAGAAAAAAGATTTAGATTCTCAAGAAAATACTGATGAAGTATTAGAAGAGAATCAAGAAAAGGTTTCAGAAGAAGAGTCCCTGCCTACAGGGAAGCGTTTTTCTGAGGAGGTCAAAGATGTGCTTGCAGCGTTGGAGAGCCTCATTGTGAGAGCTAAAGCTATTGAAGTTTTACGCTCTAAAGATGGAAGGACATTGTCGGAAAGAGCTAGTTCTGCTTTAAGAGCAGTACAAGAAGACCTTAATGACGCTTGGACTGAGATTGATGATATCTTAGGTGATGCAACTTCAGAAGTAGAAGGAGCAACTGAAGAAACAGTGGAAGATAACCCTGTTGAGGAAACTCAAGGTAGTACCGTTACTGAAACTGAAGAAGCAGTTGAGCCTGAAATAGATGAAGATGCAGAAATCGAAGAATCAGAAGTCGAAGTAGAAGAAGTTATTGAAGTTGAAGAAGAAGAAGCTGAGACTGAAGAAGTCGTACTTGAAGAAGTTGATGAAGAGATAGATGCATTATTTGCAGAATCTCAAGGTCTAATAGCAGATTCTATTCTTGTAGAACTAGACGACGAAGAAGTATAAGCAAAATTTATTTTGGAGAAAATATAATGGATAACATTAGTGAAACACTTCAAAAGAAAAGGGCTGAGTTAAAAGAAGTCTTTGATAATCCTGCAGAGGAAGGTGGAAAATATTCCGCTGAGCAAAAAAATGCTATCAATGGACTTAATACTGAGCTTGCTGAGTTAGTAGACGAAGCTAACACTGCAAAAGCCAAAGCTAAGAATGAAAAAGCTATGGAAATTGCAGAAGAAGCTGCAACCTATGCACCAGAGGAAGTAGATAATTCACCAAAAACAATTGGTGAATCATTTGTAAACTCTGAGGCTTACAAAGGCTATCAAGAAGCCGGTGTAAAAGGTCTTGACTCAACAGTTAAGTTCTCACCAATGGGCTATAAAGCCACATTAGGTGCAGGTTTATCTCAGAACTTCCCACCAGAAGTGTTAAGACAACCGGGAATCTTAGAGTCCGCTCTTAGAGACCCAGACGCAGTGATTGGTCTTTTTGACCAAATCGAAACTGACCAAAATTCCTTTGCATATATGGAAGAAACTACATTCACAAATGCTGCTGCTGAGCAAGCAGAAGAGGCAACAACTGCTGAAGCTACATTAGACTTCACAGAAAAAACAGCATCAATTAGAAAAATTGGTGTTTTCTTGCCAGTGACTGAAGAACTTCTTGCAGATGTCAATGGAATTCAAGGTTATGTGAACTCAAGACTTGGAACAATGATTAAGCTAAGACTTGACGGACAAATTATGGATGGTGACGGTAGTGCTCCTAACTTAGACGGACTATTAAATACATCTGGAATTAACTCATTTCAATATGGGTCATATTCAGGTGAATTAGGACGATTAGGACAAATCTATCAAGCTATTACAGAAATTAGAAAAGATGCATTTGTAGAACCAGATGCAATCATAATGCACCCATCAGATTGGTACGACATCATAACATCAGTTACTGATGTAGCTACTACAACATCTGGTGCTGCTGCTAAGAACCCACTATTCGTGGTTGCTGGTGGCTTTGGTGATGGTGTAGCCCCAAGACTTTGGGGTCTTCCAGTCGTTACAACTTCTGCAGTAAATGCAGGAACACAAATGATTGGTAAGTTTGGCGGCGGCGAAGCTGCTCATCTTGTAATGCGACAAGGTCTCGACCTTGCTGTATCTGACTCACATAGTGACTTTTTCTTAAAAGGAAAACTTGCTATTAGAGCAACAATGAGAGTAGGTCTCGTAGTTTATAGACCAACTGCATTCTGTAAATTAACACAAATGTAATAACATTTGTTTTAATAACATTTAGTAATGGGGGATTAAGTTCCCCCATTACAAAAACTAAAAAGGATAAATTTTAAATGAAATATATAAAAGTTGAAAAAGACATCTGGAAGCTAAAAGATGGTTCTTTATGGGAAGGAAATGTAAATGAATGCCCAGAGAGTAACCCAGATAATATAGCCCACGCAGGTAAGGAGTATCAAGAAGATTATTTGAAACTTCACGGATGGGGTAAGAAAAAAGCTGCTCCTAAGAAAAAAGCTGCTGCTAAAAAAGCTCCAGAGACTAAAGCACAAAAACCAGCTGAAGACAAGTAGGACTTAGCCAATGGCACTAAGTACTGTTTCAGATGTTAAAAGTGTTATTGGCGTTGATATGTCCTCAACCGACGAAACGGCAGTAACAAATATATTTATAAAAGCAGCAGACGCTGCTATCAAAAACTATGTTGGGTATGAATTAAATTATGCAACTGGCATAGTAGAAACATTTGATGGTAATAATCAAGAAGAAATATACACAAATGTAGCTCCTATAGTTTCTGTGACTTCTGTAGTAGAAGATGCCGTTACTCTTACAGAAGGAAATCAAGAACATTATGTTGTTTACAAGCAATTAGGAAAAATTAAAAAAACAGGCGATAAACAATTTTCAAGTATCAGACTACAAAATGTTGTAGTTACTTATGTAGCAGGATATTCAGATAGTGAATCTGCAGCTGAAGATATACCAATGGATATCAAATTGATTAGTGCAAGGGCTGCTGGTAAACTTTTTGTTGCTGCTGCAGCATTAGGGTCTCAACAAAGCACAGGCCAAGTGGGAACTCATGCAGCAGACACTACAAATGATTCACAATTTCAATTGGTAAAGTCCGAAAGACTTGGTGATTATTCTGCAACTTATGAATCAGTAACAGAACTTTTAGATAATGAAATTCTTACTGATAAAGATAAAGCAACTCTTTCTAAATATAAAAGACAATACTTCACATCAGCTCATATTTTAGACTAGAATATAGACATGTCAGATAATTTAGAATTCAATAAATCACAGCGTAAAGCTTGGTTATCAGGATTAGATTTTGAGGTGTTTGCTGAAGCTGTCATTGAACAAATGAATAGTCTTAGAATGCAAAAAGTTAACTTAGTTCAAGATATGGACAATATTGTTAACGATTACATGCAAGTATGTAAAAAATACCCTATAAAGCAAAAAAAATCTAAAAAATAATAGTGGCTAGGTATGATTACAAATGCCAAAGCTGTTTACACGTTTTCGAGGTTGTTCATTCAATAAATGAAGACCCTAAAATTAAATGTGAAAAATGTAAAAAACTTTGTAAAAGACAAATACCGAACACTGTTTATCTATACGGAACTGTTGGGGTTGATTGGAATACTGACCCTTCTAAAGTTTCTCAATCGATGAGAGATAAAGCTAATAAAGCTAAGAAGCGGAAACAGGCTTTCTAACGTTATACAAAGTATATTTTAAAGTTATCTCTTCGTCAGGAAGTAAATCAACAGAAGTTATTAGATAATAATAAGGCCCAATCTTTATTAACTCACAATTTGGTGTTTCACTATGATTTATCCAACCACCAAGTGGTGTTCTTATTCTATCATTAGGAAAATCTGTATTGTACACATGAGTTATTCCTAAATTAGTACCACTTTCAATAATTATTGTTGTAAATAAGCCTTTACCTTCTATTTCACTATCTCTTAGCTCTAGAAAGTCTGGTAAAGGTTTGTATGTTCCGTCGTTTTCCATTATCTTATTGCGTGTCCACGATTTCTTGGAATTTTTCTTGGAGCATGATTAAAACAGAATTCATTGTGATTATATTTGCTTAGTACTTGTTTGCAAAATGTATCTTTGCATACCCTACCTTCTCCATAAGTTTTACTTTTACGAGGCTTACCAGTAACTTTTTCGCCACGAACTATTCCACTATTATTCAAAATCCTTCTTCTCTCCATCTCTTTTCATAATATTTTGGATTACCCCAGCACCATTTACTTGAGTTCCAGTCTCTAAAATCTTTCTTTGTATATATATCTTCAGCTAAATGTGAAGACATCTTTATATTATAGTACGGAACAAACTGAGCTTTTTGAAATTTGAAACCTTTTATATCTGGATAAGAATCTACAAATTCATATGGAACACCATAATAAGTCAAAATTTTTTCATCCCACATTGGCATATCAAATTTTTCAGCAACCCAATTCCAAGTTCTAGGTATAAATTGCATGACTCCAGAGTCTGAATCTTCTTTTCTGTATGCTGACTGTTTGCCTCTACTCTCGCACCAACCAATTCTTACTGCTTTGTATAAATGTTTCTCATCGTAAAATTCTACATAGTAAGGTAGAAACTCAATCATAGAAGAGGGAATCAAAGAGGTACATTCTTTTACACTTAAAATTTCTTCAGAAGTTTCTGTAAACGGCATTTCTGGGGTGCCAAAAGAAGCCAAAAATATTATACAACTTGTTACCATAATCTCACCATCTTTATAATCGTATACTTATTTATGGCTATTGTCAAGTATTTAGTTTAGATTAATTGCATTTTGTATAGCTTCTTGTTCTGAATTACCAGTGACAGATGTATAGTAATCACTTACAAAACGACCATACTTATCTTGTTTTGTCATAAATATCTCTACTTCCCAGCAGTTTGTGTATTTATTCCAAGACAAGTGGAGAGTTTTATCGCCAATTTTCATTAGCTTTTGTTGCTCGTCCACAGCAATTATTTCAGGTTCGGCTACCAATCTAGCGTCTCCTCCTTTGTTACACACTATTATTATAGCATAATTTACAAAAAATAGTAAAAAATAGGTTGACAAACTAATAAATAGCTGTAATAATTTGAAGATAAGATGAATGGAGGATAATCAATGAAACCAACGCTTAATGAAGCTGATGTTTTATTTAGACGTTTTCCCGAAAAAACCCTTAGACAATGGGCTGAGGACTGGGAAATGTCTCACGAAAATGTTCGATTAATGAAGATAAAACTGGGTTTACCAACTACTAAAAAGGTAAGTTATAACCCAGAGATAGCAAGACAGATAGTTGAGTTTATAAGAGAAGGCAAAGGAACTATCAATACTGCAAGAACATATGAACACTACAATTTTGGTAAAGTAACATTCTTAAATTGGATAAAAGAAAATCCATCACTAGCTAATGAAGTAAAGATGGCAGAAGAACAAGCTATGGAAAGAAAGCTTAATCCAACACATAAGAGATGTGCTACTACAGGTGAGTGGTTACCAGTATCGGAGTTCTATAAAGATAAGAATACTTTAGATGGATATTCTGTTCGTAGTAAAAAGGTAGTAAAAGAAATGGCTAGAAAATATTACTACCAACGAAATGTAACAGTTCCAACTGTATCAGAGAAGATATGTTCTGGTGTTCCAGAGCTAGGACCTATACCTGCAGAGTATTTTGCAAAAAATACAAGAAGTGCAACAGGTCTACAAACATACTCTAAAAAGTTTCAAGGTCTTTATCAAAAGTATTTAAGACAAAAAGATACTCAAAATAACGCATTTGATATAGCTAAGCAGGAGACTCTTTCTTACTTCCAAGATTTAGGAATTACCCCCAAGTAGTACTAAAGTGGAGTAAGGAGTGGCACTAAAAGCCCCCTCTTCGGAGGGGGTTTTTTATTGGTATAATATCAGTATGCCTAAGGTACCAACATCTTTGTTAAATGAAACTATATCAATACAATCATTATCTGGTTCTGCTGTTGATGATAGAGGTCTATCTACATCAACCTATGGTTCAGGAACATCAGTAGAAGCAAGAGTAATAGAACTAGGTGGATTTATCGAGACAGAAGATGAAGGAAGAACAGAAGTAAACGAAGAATTAAAAGTAATTATACCTGCATCTACAAGTGTATCTATGGCAGACAGAGTCGTTTTGAATTCAACAAATTACAATATTAGAAATATAAAATCTGTAAAAGATAGATTTGGTAATGAGTTCTATAAAGAGTTAAGAATAGACTCAGGTTACTAATGGCTATCAAAGAAGTTCAAAGGTCTTTAAGAACAGGACGTAAAGTTGCTAGAGGATTTGCTGGTGCAAACAAAAGATATGCAACAGAGAGAATAAAAAAAGTACAAGACCTAAGAACATTTTTTTATGAGTATTCTTTATTTGTAGGTGACTTAAGGTCTATTCCGGGAACTCCAAATATTGGCGGTGCAACAAGAAGTGCATTTCTAAAAGCTGGACGTTTACTTGGTGATGCAAAAGCTATTTCAAACACACTAGGTGCTTTACAAGATGGATTTGATAGTGGAGACTTTGCAAGTTCTGGTGAAAGATTTTTCAGAAGAGCAGGTGGTAGATTGACTGGTAAAGCACTAGGAGCTATTCCCGGACAAAATATTTTTGCTCGTGCAGCAAGGTCAGGTGTTGGTGCAAATGCTCAAGCAGAATTTGATAAATTTACAAAACAATTATTTAGACCAGCTTCTGCAGGAAGTAAAGCTCTAATCAAAACTTTTGCAGAAGTAAACTTTCAAGGATTGTCAAGAGAAAGAAAGCTACAAAAAATTATTGAAATGGTAACTGAAGATATTGCAAGAAATGCATATAGCTTGACTCCTGTAAAAACAGGACAACTCAGAGGTTCTTTAAAAACTACACTCAAAAGAGAACCAGTCAAAGGTGGTTCAATACCCATAGGTAAGGCAAGCATTGGGGGGCCCGGTATAGATTACGCACAAAAAATTGAATATGGAGAAGGGCCGGGATTCAATGTTGGTGCTGCTCATGTTTTAAAATATTTTCCTCAAGCTCCTACTGAAGCAATGCAACTTAGAAGTAGCAAAGTGAATAGAAGAGCAGTAAACGCCAAGTCAGGTAAGGGTGCTATGATGAGAAAAGGTGCTGTAATAGCAATCAATAGATTAAAATCTATGGGCTTGGGTACTGTAAGAATACCAAAGGTTAGTGAATAATGGTACAACAATTACCTGACGCAGAAGTATTATTTCGTACTTGGGCGTTAGCTCAATCAGAAATATCATCTTTAGTTGGAACAAGAATTGCAACAAGATTACCAAATGGAGGAACTTTACCTTTTTTAGTTGTCGCTCAACTTGGTGGAGCACCAAGTGCAGATGAAGCATTAATTTACGAAGCAAATTTATTTATAGATGCTTATGGTGGAAAATATGGAAGCACAGGAACTAAAGGCCAACCTGATTACGCATCTGCATATGATTTAGCCGCAAAAACAATAGCAAATACTTTTGACTTTACAACTCCAAGAAAATATACAAGCTCGGGTGGAGAAGTAGGAACTATACATGGTTTCTTTTCTCAATCAGGCCCTACAAGGATAGAAGAACCAGAGCTCGGTTTAGCCCGCTATAATATAGAAGTAGTAATGATATATGGAGCAAGTACATGAAAAATGTAAAATTGAATCCTTTCATAAGACAGTTTGACGCCATTAGGGACGAAAAACTGGATATTATTTTTGACAGTAAAAACTGGATAGAAGTAAAAGAATCTGATTGGAAAAGACTTTCTGAGTCACAAACCAAGCAGGGTGATGTAATGCTTCCAACATTTATTGTTGAAGGTGAAACTATGGGAGAAGTTAAAAATGTTTCTTCTCAGAAGGAAGAGATTGATAGCGATGAGGAATGGTACGGTACCGATACAGTAGAAGAAGAAGAGTGACAAACTTTTCAAAAGTATAGGTAGGTAAATTAAATGGCTAAAAGTATAACAGAAGTTATCTTAGGAACAGGAACATTATTTGTTGCCAGTGAAACGGATATAAATGCAGGAACTGCTACATTTCCGTCAACTCCAGCAGATACTCCATCAGCTTCCTATTGGGATGACATTGGTTTCTCTGAAGGTGGATTTTCATTAGAGTATGATAAAACTTTCGAAGATGTCATTGTCGCAGAAGAGATTGACCCTATTAAGACAATCAAAACTGCCCAAGAAGTAAGAATCACAGGTGAGTTAGCACAAGCATCTTTAAGAAATTTAAAGTTTGCTATGGCTGGTGGTACAACCTCAGCAAGCACTCCAAGTTCTGGATTCACAACATTAACTCCTCCATCAACTGACAATTTCGAAGAAAAGTCATTGTTGTTAAGAGTTAATGCTCCGGGAAATGATGAAGCAGGAACTGCAAAGACAAGAGATGTTCAAGTTCCTCGTGCAGTTAACGTTGGTGCATTCTCAATGGTTCATGCAAAAGCACCTCAAAAGGTGACCATAACAGTTGAGTATAAAGTGTTAAAACCTAACACTGGTGCTCCATTTGCACAAATATTTAAAATTATTGACACAGACTAGTCAATAGTAATTAACGATTAGGAGGTAAGTATGTCAGAATTTAAAGATTTTGACGAGGCGGTGAATGAAGCCGACGACAAAAAGTTATCTTTCAAGGTAGCTGGTAAAGTGTACGAAGCACCAAGTCAGCTACCTGCGAAAGTAGTGTTAACCCAATTAAAGTTAACAAATGAAGAAGGTGGCATAGAGCAAAGAGACCTTGGAGATTGGTTAGAAGCTTTGTTAGGCGAAAAAATCTACAAGGATATGTTGGACAACAATGTAAGTTGGACACAGCTCGAGCAAGTTCTAAATTATTTGTTAGAAGAATATGGGGTTATTCCAAAACAGACTGAAGAAGTCGAAGGGGGAGAAGAAGAAGACCCAAAATAAATATTACTTATGGTGATATTATTAAAAGATGGCCTGCTGTCGAAGCAGACTTCTTAAGGTTCTACAACATTCAACCCTTAGAAATTTCTTGGAGATTATTTAAAAATCTCATATTTAGTCTTGTATCAGAAGAATCCTCATTTTATGCCCCTTACATGAAAGAATTGTATGAGGATATGAAAGAAGAATACTCAGAAAAAGAATTAGAAACTCCCAAAGTTCAAGTATCTCTTGAAGACGCAATGAAAGATTTAGGTATGTCTAATGGCTGACGGTCAGGTAGTAATTGACGTACTAGCGGATTTTAGTAAAGCTACTAGAAATATTGCTTCAGGTACAACAAAAATTGCAAAAGATGTAAGTAAAGGAATAGCAGGTCCTTTAAACTCTGTTGTTAATGTCGCAGCTGTTGGAATTATTGCTGGTGTTGCAGTTGGTTTAACTGCAGGTGCAAGAGCAGCAATAGAATTCGAAGATTCATTTGCATTAGTAAAGAAAACTATGGCTGATGTTGAAGACCCAATGGTTTTTAAAGAGATAGCTAGTGATTTACAAACATTAGCTACACAGATACCAGTTAGGTCTGCTGAGTTAGCACAATTAGCTTCTGTAGCTGGACAGTTAGGTGTAAGAGCAGAAGATGTTGCACAGTTTGTTGATGTTACAGGTAAATTATCTGTCGCTACTAACTTAACAGGAACACAAGCTGCTACATCTCTTGCAAGGTTCTTAAATGTTACAAATCAAACTACAGATACTGTTGGAAAATTTGGTTCTGTTTTGGTAGAACTTGGTAATAATGTTGCAGCAAATGAATCAGAAATAATATTATTAGCACAGAATTTTGGTGCAACGGGTACTATTGCTGGTTTGTCTGCAGAGGACATATTAGCGTTTTCTGCAGCAACCAGAGAAACAGGTGTTCAGGCTGCAGCAGGTTCGACAGCATTAGGAAAATTCTTTATGAATTTATCAGATGCAGCAAAATTAGGTGGTGATAAATTAGAAACTTTTGCAAAAACTGCAGGAATGTCTGTTACACAATTTAGACAACTAGCAGAAGAAGATGTAGCATCTGCTGCACAAGCTTTTCTTGAAGGACTCAACGGTATTTCAGCAGCAGGGGAATCTGTTACACCAGTTCTTACTGAATTAGGTCTTAATAATGTCAGAACAGCTCGTTCTCTTTTATCTTTAGCAAACAACTCTGAAGGTTTAGCTGAGGCATTATCTTTAGCAAGAAAAGAGGCAGTAGAACAAAATGCTTTGAATAAAGAGGCAGAAACAAGGTTCGAGACTGTCGCACAAAAAGTAAATCAAGTTAAATCAACATTCAATGTTTTCTTACAACAGCTAGGTGAAGGTTTTCTACCATTGATTAGTAAAGTTTTAGATGGTGTAATTAATTTTGCAAAAGGCCTTGTTGGTTTAGTCAGAGGTTTCAAAGAGTTAGGCAGTGCAGCAAAAGTATTTTTAACTACAGGTGCTATAGGAACTGTTATAAAAGCATTTATGAATCTAGGAAAATTTGCAGCACAAAATGCAGAAAGATTTCCTAGATTAAGAAAAGTTATTTTAGGTGCAGGTAATGCTTTTAAAACTTTAGGTAAATTTGTAAGAATAGCAGCTGGACCATTGATAGCTATTGCAGCAGCTATAGGTGGAATTATGAAGATAGGAAAACTGCAAGGCAGATTTGATGATTTCAATCAAACTGTAGACCAAACAACAAACTCTATAAAAGAATTGACATCAGGTGGGGAAGAGTTTGCTGATGTTTTCAATGAAGAAGTTCTTAAAGGTATAGCAGAAGGGTTGCCTGAATCTATTTCAGAAGGAGTAATGGAAGGGATACAGTCAGGAAAAATCACAGAAGCAGGTATAGAATCAGCAGTAGAATTTGCAGATGCTTTATCTTCAGAAACAGTTAATGCTTTACGAAATGCTGTTGATGTTGGAGATTTAGTAAAAGGTACTGATAATCTAAAAGAAATAGAAAAAGTAATTGAAGGTATAAGGGCAGATGGATTAGAGGACGAATTTTCAGAGGTATTATCTCTTTCTGAAGAAATTAAAGTTGCTTTAGAAAACGGCAATGATGAACATAGCGAAACAGTAAAATTTCTTAGAAATCAAATAGCTTTACAACTTTCTTTTATTGAAGGTCAAAGAAATCAAATAGATGCTGCTGTTGAACTAAGAAAAGCTTTAATAGAGGCTTTTGGTATAGAACTTTTTGCAGAAGGATTTATGATGGGAGTTCTTGATGATTTAGAGTCAATGGAAGAATTTCTAAGTTCAGGAAGAATACCTAAAAATGTACAAGCTGTTATAGATGAATTCGGTCTATTCAAAAAAGAGGTTAAAGATATTGTTGACCCTATGGAAAGAATTGTAGAAACTACTAAAAAATTACAAGAACAAGTTGATGCATTATTTAAACCAGCAGAACTAGAATTTGCAAAACAATTAGCACAATTTGATTTAGCGGAAGCTATTGAAGAACAAAATGATTTAATTCAAGAAGAACTTGATTTAAGAGAGGAAGCTCTTGAACTTACTGACGAACTTACTGAATTAGAGAGTAAGCAAGTAGAAACTGCTGAAGAATTAGCAGAACAACAAGAACTAGTAAATGAAGCCCTTGAAATTGAACAAAGATTAAGAGATGGGATGGCTCTTACTGCGAATCAGCAACTTCAAAGAGAAAAACTTCGTAAAGATAGAAGAAGAGTTGAATTAGCAGCTCAGCAAGGTTCACTTGAATTTGCAGACTTAGAACTCCTTGCTCTTGATGAAAAAATTACAGCCATAGAAGATTCAGCTGTTACACAAGCTGATGCTGATGAAAAAAGAGCCAAAGCTCTAGCTATTACTGAAAAAGCTCAAGAAAGAAGACAAAAAGATATTGAGGATGTTGAAAAAAGAAGAGTTGAAATAAATGAAAGACTTGCTGAATTACCAAGAGACCAAGTAGAAGCTTCTAAAGCTGTGCTTGACGCACAAAAAGCTATTGTAGATGCAAACATTGCAGTAGCTGCTTCTTTTACAGAATTATCAAGTGTAACTCAACAAAATATGGTAGCTATGGCAAAATCTTTAGGTATACCAGTAGGTCCTCTTAATAATTTATTTAATGCTGCAAAATCTTACTTTAATTTTCTTCCAACTCTTGGAGGTATTACTCCACAAGCAATAGCTGCACCAACAGCTGCACAACAGATGATGGCATCATTTAATCAAAGTACAAAATTTAAAGTCGGAGCAAGAGCTATGGGAGGTTCAGTTAAACCGAGTCAAAATTATGTTGTTGGTGAAAGAGGACCTGAAATGCTTAAAATGTTCCCGGGTGGTGGAGGATATGTTACACCAATGGGAGAAGGTGCTGGTATGAATCAAACCAATAATTTAAATCTTAATATTACAGGACTTCCTACTGACCCTATAGCAGCTAGAAGAATAGCACAAAATATTCAAAGAGAACTTAACAAATTATCAAAGGATGGAAGAAGTGGTGTTGTTAGATAATAAATCAACAGACAATATGGTAAGGTGCGAAGCTTACAATTGTTCCCATTACTTTTACCAAATGCCTGAAAGAAAATACAGGTATTGTCCTGAATGTGTAAAAAAGGATATGTGTTGAAAGTTTGGATAGACCAAGATTTATGTACTGGGGATGGTCTTTGCGAAGAGATAGCTCCAGATGTATTTATTGGTTTAGATGATGGTTTGTTTTATGTCAAAGAAGGAGAAAAAATTTTTTCAAAAGAACATGGAAATGAGGAAGGAGCAAAAGGTCTTGCTGTAGTTCCCAAAGGACAAGAAGAAGCTGTAATTGAATCAGCTGAAGAATGTCCCGGCGAATGCATCATGATTGAACCATAAAATGTCAAATACAATAACAATAGGAAGAATGACTTTTACATCTCCTGAATCAATTGATTTTAGTTCTATCAAAACAGGAAGAAGAAACTCTTTAGATAGAAGTGTATCTTTATCTGGTAAATTTGTAGCAGATTCAGTATCGGCTGCAAAAGTTCTAAGAGATGAATTAATATCAATGGCAAACTCTGCTCTAATAGTTCCTTTTACTTATACAGGTGATGATAAATTTGAGGGTTATGCAGAACTTAATAGTGCAAGCGTTGATTCTGCAAAATTAGCAACAGGACTTTTTGAATATGATGTTGATTTAGAAATCAAAGGTAGAGTATCTGAGATGTTATTTGAAAGTAACATGTCTGGTTCTTTATTGACTAATAGTCATTCAGTAACAACAGGAACAACAGTTTATGCACCATGGCATGCAGTGCCTGTAAATGCTTTTAACTATAATCATGAAAAAGCACCAACTGACGCAATAAGAGCTTCATCAGAAGGTAATGTTGCTTTCTTTTATGACCCTGACCTTAGAGATGCAGCAGCTCAATGGACTGTAAATCCAGCTGATTTTTACAAAGGTGCTTGTAGAGTAATTATAAATAATACAACAAGAACAGGATATTTATCAGAAAATGACCCAACAGGACTAACTTTATCAAATGGTATTATTCAATTAACTTCTGGTACTACTGCAGACCAAACAAGATTTACAATAAAATTTTATGACAATGGAAGTTTTGTTAGTGATAGAACTATAGCTGTAACATCTGGCTCATCTGGAACAGAATACAAACTATGGCAAACTGCACAAATAATAAGAAATGAACCACACGAAGCTGTTGTTCGTTTCACTACCTATTCAGATACTAATGGAGATGGGCGTCTCATAGTTGATGCCACCGTCAAGCGAGGTGCTCATCACATTGGTTTGAATATAAGTCAAGGACCTACTGCAGATAGAGCAGCAAACTCTAGAGTAAATCTAGATGTTGTATCTGGTGGTGGTACTTTTACTTCTGCTACTGGGTACATAATTGAAAATGCAAATGATAATTCAGGACAAAGATTTTTGATGGGAAGTCCGCAAGGTTTTACAGCTGATACATCAAATAAATTAATACATCTTACAAATCCACAATTTAAAACTTTTGTTGGATATGTATACAATGCAAGTAATCCAGCTTCTATAGATACTGGCGATGCTGTAAGAGACCAGTACTTAGAAAGTATGTACGAGAACGTGAGACTTGTGAGAGCATAATGGCAGTTACACAAAGGCACATGGGAGCTGGTAACTTTTCTGTAACTTTCAGTCAAGAATTTACCCCAACAGAAATAGTCGAAGCTATTAAAGAATGGGGACATATTGTTATTACTCCTCAAGAAATAGATACAACAACTCTTACAGATACAGAAATAAAAGGCCTATCTATTTATACAGGAATTGTTTTAAACAGAACATTAGAAGAAGGTGTTGTTTCTATAAATGGTCAAGGTCTAGAACTCTATATGGGTGATGGTGCAGCAAAAGGAATGGTCATTGCAGAATCAAATAATGTAGGAAAAGTAAGAAATTATACAGGAACTACTCTCGCAGAGACATTATTTAATTCAACAGCTCAAACTAATAAACCATTAGGAATAATGAGAGATGAAGCTGGTAATTTACAAGCAATTACTCAAGGAACTATAAGTAACCCTGCTGGAACTTATACAGGTTCTCATTTTGTTGAAACATCATTATCAGCACTTAAATTTGTATCAGAAGTATTAGATACAGAATATAGAGTAAATATGAATGGTACCCTTGACGCAGGACCAGCAGCTAATTTATTCAAAGGTGTTGGAACAGCTACTCCAGAAACAATAGTTGTTAAAACTGCATATGGTCAAGACCCAAATCTAGAAGGTGTTGTACCACAAGGATTAAGAACAGAATTTGACGCAACAGATTTTGTTACAAGAGTAGATTTTACTGGAGAGGTAGGTTTTTTTGATACAGCTACAGATGTAGCTGGTGAAGCAAATCTATCTTCAATACCTTACAAAGATTTACACGGTAACGCTTTGAAAAGAGTTGCACTAGTACAAGAACCAGATGTGCCAGAAGCACTATTGAATAGTCGTGCTCAATCTATTTTAAATGAGCTATCAAGAGTTAAGAAAGTTTTAAATCTTGATTTAGAACAATATGAAGTACAAGGTGATATGAAACCGGGTGACTTTATATTTGCGTTTGACCCTGACATTGGTTTCGTAGATACAGCAACTGAAGCAACTGCAGAATCAAGAAGTCTTTTTGAA